TGTTCGGCGGCATGGGGCCGTTCGGTGCGTTTGGCGCATTCGGATAGGGGATAGATCATGGCTAAAGTAGTTCCACAGAACCCCATGAACGCCTATTTTACGCAAATTACAGATCCGCGCTATAGACAGGCAATGCAGCAACAGAACCTGTTTTCCAATCTGCTTAATTTCGGGGCGCAAATGAGCGCGGCTGGAGCGCCGTCTTTTGATCCAGGTTATGCCGCAAGAACCCGTGCCGGTGCTTTGGCTGGTTTAGGACAAGGCTTAATGTCGGGCAATCAGGCTCACCAGAACCAGCTTATACAGGCCATCAAGTTAAAGCAGTTAATGAGAAAGAACGAAATAGCGCAGAAGAAAGCGCAGCGGGAAGAAGACAGGCCATTTGGTAAGGGGAATTTAGGTTCAGCAATGGCGATAGTGGCGAAAGGTAATGAGAAAAACTCTGATGGCACTTGGAAGAATCCTGACCTTCGTAGTAGTTCATTATTTGAAATGGCTGTAAGTCAAACAAGTCAGCCTCGCACTATCAGAACTGAACAAGGATTAGTTACTTACCCAGCAATTACGACTCCAGCGGGGCAACCATATATACAGCGACAAGGCCAAGTTAGGCCAGATGTTACACGCCCAGAACCAACAATTACAGCGCAAACAGCAGAGCAAAAACTTGATCTGACTCCAGCGCAAAAAGCGATAGATTCAGCTTTCGGCGAACAATACAGCGAGCAAATAGTCGGCGGGGGACAGGCTGATTTTGACGCGAATGTGGATAAGCTGGAATCGGTATTAGGCAAACTTAAAACAAGTGATTCCTTTACTGGCCCATTTATCGGTTCACTTCCTCAAGGCATTAAAGAAGTCACCCATCCAGAAGCGGCAGGGGCGCAGGAACTTGTCGAGGAAGTAGTACAAAGAAACCTAAGAATAATTTTGGGCGCACAATTTACGGAGAAAGAAGGCGAAAGATTAATTAAACGTGCATACAACCCAAGGCTTGAAGAGCCTCAAAATATAGAGCGTTTGAAACGGTTAATTACCTCAATGAAAAAAGCCCGTGAAGCTCAAATGACTGCAAACGAGTATTTCCAGAAAAACGGAACTTTAAAAGGATACGAGGGGACTAAAGTATTTAGTCTTGAATCCATCGAGCGTGACGCTGGGTTAAGCCCTGGTGAATCTGATGAGGAAATAGGCCCGCCGCCAAAAGGCGTGACGTTAGAGGAATGGCGAGCAATGACCCCAGAAAAAAGAAAGTTATTTTAATGACCCCAGCGCAAGAACAAGCCATAGCAGAGGCCAGAGAAAAAATAGCAAAAGAAGCGGCACCTGAAGAAACCGACACGCAAGCGAAAAAGAACGTGGCGGGGGAAATAGACCGCACATTATGGGATGATATTGTAGGGGCGGCTGGGAAAGTGGCCTCTGGTGCGACGTTCGGCTACGCAGAAGAGTTAAGGGCATTAGTAAGGTCACGTTTGCCAGAGATCTACGGCGACAAGACTTACGAGGAGCATCTGGCCGAAGCTCGCGGAGCCCTGGAAGAGTTCGGGGAAGCTCATCCCAAGACAGCGTTTGGACTCGAGCTTGCCGGTGGTGCTGGTACTGGCGGTCTGGGTGCCGCTAAAGTTTTAGGAATGAAAGCAATACAGGCCGCTCCCAAGCTAACTCAATATGCAACTATGGGCGGTCTGGGCGCTGGTCAGGGTGCCGTGGCCGGGAGCGGATACGCAACGGAAGGTGAAAGATTAAAGGGTGCCGGGATAGGTGCGGCTATTGGCGGTCCTCTGGGTATGGCAATCCCTGCGGCTATCGGAGGTGTGTCAAGACTAGCCATGCCCAAGTCGAGTGCGGGGGGTTCAGCACAAAAATTAATACAGGAAGGAATCAGTCTAACGCCTGGACAGAGAATGGGTGGTGTAACTCAAAGCCTGGAGGATTTTGCGACAAGTCTCCCGGTAGTCGGGACTGCGGTCAAGGGCGCTCAGAGAAGAGGTATTGATGATTTTAACCGTGCAGCTATCAACAGGGTATTAAGTCCGATAGGGCAAAAACTCGACGATAATACTCCCGTAGGCAGAACGGGCATAGATGAAATGCTGACAAAATTATCAGGTGCCTATGATGAACTTCTGCCAAACGTAAGATTTCAGGCAGACCTTAGATTCAGAAGTGAAATATCTGAATTGGCAGATATGGCAAAATCAATGGAAAAAGGAAAGTTTTTCAAGAAATATCTTGATGATAAAGTAATAAAGAAACTGGGTGCCAACGGTGAAATGAGGGGAGAATCATTCAAAAAAGTAGAGTCCGAGCTTACCAAAAAGATCAGAAGTTATAATAAGCCACAGGCAAGCGGGGCCGATACCGAACTTAGAGATGCCTTAATTCAGACAAGGCGTTTATTAAGAGAGGGGCTGGAAAGATCCCCTCATAACACTCCTGAACAGGGGCAGTTTTTACAGAAGATAAACAAGGCATGGGCAAGAAGCCAGATAGTGGAGGACGCTGCTGGAAGCCCTTCTGCGACTGTGAAAACAAGCCCGAGAATGTTTGGAACGGAGGAGGATATTTCAGGCGTCTTTACGGCAAGCGATTTAAACAGGGCTGTCAGACGGGCAGCGGGGAGAAGAAAATTTGCGAGAGGTAAGGGAGAAATGCAGGACCTGTCCGACCCCGCTACGCAAAGGCTGTCACAAACCATAGGCGAGTCTGGAACAACGCCGAGAGCTTTGGCGGCTCTGGGATTATTAGGTGGGGGCGCTCAAATGATTGATCCCGTTGCTGCTGGATTAACAGGCCTGGCAGGGTTGGGTTATACAAGACCAGGGCAAGCGGCTTTAAACTGGGCATTAAGTCGAGGTGCAAACCCGCAATTTGCTCCCAGGGTTGCAAGGGGTATTCGAGGATTACAGGCTCCAGGTATCGGCGCTGGGGCTACATACGGAGGTACAAGATAATGGCCGAAATTAATGATCTCAATGTAACAGACGCCTCTAACACGGCTCGATTTCCTGAGAATCAGGCCCCAAGCACGGTCAATAATGGGGCCAGGGCATTAGAAGGAATGCTTGCAAGGTTCTACGCGGATAATAATGGATCAATATCCACCTCAGGTTCCTCCAATACTTATGTTCTGGCCGCAAGTAGAGTGGTCGCTGCCTATGCCGCCGGGGATACATATCTGGTCAAGTTTAACCATGCGAACACGGGCGCTGCGACGATCAATGTGGATGGCCTTGGAGCCAAGGCAATAAAGAAAAATCAGGGAACGGCTCTGGCGTCGGGGGATATTCCAGCCAATGCCATTGGCCTGATTTCCTATGATGGGACAAACTTTCAGTTGCTTACACCAATTCAGGGTTCCGGGATTTCAAACGTCGTCGAGGATACCACTCCCCAGCTTGGCGGCCAGCTGGACGTCAACGGACAGGCTTTAGGCGACGGCACTCTGGAATTACTGAAATTCTCTGAAACGGGTTCGGCGGTGAACGAGTTCACCATAGCCAACGCCGCAACAGGAGCGGGTCCAACCCTTTCAGCAACGGGCGGCGATGCAAACGTGGGCATAAACATTTCAGCCAAAGGCAGCGGCGTGGTCACTGTTTCTGGATCAATGAACCCATCCCTTACCTCAACAGGCAAGGCGTTGGTGCTTGGCTTTTAACAGGAGTAAATTATGGCAAGTGAAATTCTAAGCGTATCCCATACGGCGGGGGTTACAAATTCCGAGAGCGTTCTGCTCAATGGCGTCAACGGTCACACCTACACAATCATCAGTATCAGTGTATGTGAGACGGCTGGTGCTGCAGAGACATTCGATCTTTATATTGACGATGGCGGCGGAGGGACTGACTACGAAATTCTTTCAGATCAAGCCCTCGGAGCCAATGAGACCTACATTCATAATGACCGTATTGTCATTGTAGACGAGGATCACCTGTGCGCTGCAACGGCCTCTTCGGCCAATGTTGACGTGGTGGTCAGCTATCTGGATCAAACTCGATGAGCGGGGTAATTTCAGATAACCTGGGTCGGTCGTCAGGTCTGGTGAAAGCGGCTGGGGGTGGCGGTGCATGGAATCTAATCGGCACGTCGGAAGCTTCAAATTCCGCAAGTCTTACAGTTACAGGCTTAGATTCCACTTATGACACCTACGCCGTTACTTTCTCAGACATGCATCCAGCCAGCGATGGCGTGCATCCATATCTCCGTTTAGGTGATTCAAGTGGTGTAGACAGTGGGGCTAGTGACTATGCTTGGAGCGGATCAGAGAACGTGACTGACGATTCTGTCGAAACATATGGGGAAGATATTTCCGACAGTGAAATACACATGAACAGAAACAACAATACTATCGGAACAGCAGCGGGTGAAGGGTATGGCGCTATAGCATACATCCATAATCCAGGAGATGGGGTTGTATTTCCGATGGTCACAGGGCAATTCATTGGATTTAATACTGGCGGCGTAGCATGGCAGGGCAGTTTTGGGGGTGCTCGTTTATCAGTTATTACCGTGGATCGCGTCAACTTTTCATTCTCATCTGGAAATGTAGCAACAGGACGCATGACAGTCTGGGGATTAGCACATGCTTAAATGTTTAAGAGGAGACAGTTAAATGGCTCGACACCACATGGTCGATGGCATGAAGGTTATGTTCACAGCAGAAGAAGAGACTGCGCGTGACGCTGAAGAGGCTGCCTGGGCAGGGGGTGCTGACGACAGAAAAAAGAATGGTTTGAGGGTATTACGCATTCCCCTGTTGGAGGAAGCGGATCATGCAATTTTTAAACTTGAAGATGCCGGTTCAGATACCTCAGACTGGAAGACCTATAGACAGGCTCTACGGGATATAACCGCTGGTGATTTGGACAATCCAAGTTGGCCGAGCAAGCCGTAATGCATGGAACTGATTACAACGCACTGGCACCAGATTGTTTTCATAATCGGCCTGATTGTCGTGGCCGTAAAATTAAACGCACAAGTTAAGGAAATCCAGAAAGACCTTGATAACATTCAAAAAAGAGACACCTACGTCGAAACCGTAAAGCTCCGCGCAGAGGTCGATCAAATTTCAAGTCAGGTTGGTGCGCTCTGGGACTACACCAACAAACTTCGCGATAAATTCAACGGACATAAATAAATGAACAGAACCGCACTGGATCTCAGCGTGGGCGCTGGAGCTATTTCTATCCCCTGGTGGATGCAATTAACCGCCGGGCTTGAATTGTTTATTGCTGTTGGCGGAGCGATATTAATCTGTCTTCGTCTAGCAGTTGCGGGCAGGGAATGGTGGAAACGGTGATGTGGTACAGCGTGGTTATTTTTACTGCAATGGGTCTGCCGATGGTACAGATAGATGACCAGCGTGGCCCCTATCCTCACCTCCCCCTGTGCTACCAGCGCGGGTCGGTGATGATTAATGACGTCATAACTTCCGGTAAATTCCCACCCGTGATTCATGCACAGGCGCTTTGTATCGACAAGAAAAAAGAGGTTCCGGGTAAGGACGCCTGAATGACTTCGCGTAAAGTCTACACTGCGGATCACCCGGATGTAATTCGTGCAAAACAGATTTTTCTTGATACCGGGTCAAAGGCAGAGGTGGGTCGCCAGATGGAAATTTCAGCCAGCAAGGCGGTGCGCCTTCTTGAGGCGTCAAAAACAGAACCCGTCATTGAACTTCCGACCTTTCCTGACGACGACATTCCCGCCGAAGAAATCCTTGACAGCCTTGAAAAGCGTTTCGATCAAAAGCTGAAGCGTGAGGAGGCGATCAAGTGGTTTCAGGTCAAGGTCAACGATCCCAAACCTACGGGATGGGTATTCGTAGGAGACCCGCACCTGGGGTCGAATTGTCACATCAGTTTATTGCGCGATGATGTCAGGATTATGGCTGAGACCGAAGGCATACACTGCATAAATTTAGGCGACACGGTGGACGGGTGGGGGGGATATTTGACGAAATTGTACGCCGAGGAGGATGTTTCAAGAAATACGGAACAACGCCTGGCGAAGTGGTTTTTACAGGACGCCGGGATTCCTTGGAGGGTTTTTTTGATAGGGAATCACGACACGATGGGAGACTTCTCGACCTATCTAAAAGCCATCAATGCCGACAAAATCCCCATGATAGACTGGCAGGCCAAGTTTCGTCTGGTGTTCCAAAACGGCTCAGAAGTCAGAATTAACGCGGCACATAATCACAAAGGAACCTCGATTTATAACCCTCTTCATGGACAGAAACGCGCAGCCCTGTGGGAAGAAAATGCGGATATTTACGTTGCCGGACATCATCATAACTGGGCAATCCAACAGGAAGAATTAAGCGATGGGCGCGTAGTAATTTTAGCGCGAAGCAGAGGTTATAAGTGGCTCGACACATTCGCACAAAGACACCAATTCCCAAGCCTGCAATACGGCGCTTCCATCATCTTTGTTGTAGATCCTGCGGAGGAAGTTCCTACGAGACGTTTGAAAGCATTCGCCGACTTAAAGGAAGGAGCGGAGTATCTGACATGGCTGAGAAACAAATAGGGTCAATCACCGTAATCCCTGAAAAGCGGGCAGGGGATTATACCGGGCTTGGCCAGTTTATTCTGGATTACGGCGGGAAAGTTACTGTTGCGCCGATTACGCACAGGAATCTGACAAATTTATTAAAGGATACATACCTCTGTCTAAAGAAAATCGAGACCCTTGAAGTCGCGGATCAATTTCACAAATAGGTGAATTATGCTTACTTTACTTGGTAGTGTATTGGGGTTTGTCACTTCGACTGGCCCCGGCATATTCAAGCAGATAATGGACAGTCGCCAGGATGCTAAAGATAAAGAACACGAATTAAAATTACTAGCCCAATCAGCTTCCGATAGACGCGACGAGGCTGTAATTACAAGCGCCGGGGATGCAAACGTCGCCGTCCAGGAGAGTACGCAGGAGCTAACAAAAAGAGGTTCACTCTGGACGGTAAATCTCGCGGCGTCAGTAAGGCCGATTATTACCTATTGTTTCTTTTTCGAGTTCGTTCTGCTGACGGTTCTGAGTTCATTCGGGTATATCGATCAGGCGCAATTTAATCAGATATTCGAGCCTGTCAGCGGGATTTTTGCCACTATCATTTCTTTCTGGTTCGGGCAAAGGCTCGTTTCAAAGTGGGCGAAGTAGAGACAAATGAAAAAGGCGTTGACCTTATTAAATCAATGGAAGGATTTAGCCCTTCTGTTTATCGCTGTCCCGCTGATATATTTACTATCGGCTACGG